CCTTTGGCGCAGGCGCACCGTCCATCTGCTTCAGATAGGCACCTAGCGTTCGGACGGCATCACCGTCCCCGGCCTTGTCGGCGTTCAAGATCGCCTGATAGATTTCCTCGCGGCTTGCCATCACTTGCCTCCGTGGCGCCTCAAAGCATCAGCCACCGCAGGCGGAACGGTGCCGGCGTTTTGTCCAAGGTCTTGCGTCACCATTTCAGGCCGCAGTCCGTACTGCTTTGCCTTTGATTTGTAGTCGGCGTCGATGATCTGCTGCACCTTCTTCGCCGCGTCAAACATCTGGTTGCTGACCATCTTGAAGTCTGCCGCCTGCGTAGTTGTCAGCTTCTTTCCGCTTTGCAGGGTGCTGATGTAGTTCGCAGCACGATCCAGCACACCAGAAGCGGCAAGCGCCATGCCGAGTTCAGATTCACGCACCACCGATCCGGGGTCAAGAATCTTCATGAACTTGGTGGCGGCGGCAAGCGTTGCGGCCGGGGATGTGGTGGCAGAACCAAGCGTTGCGATCAGTTGCTCATGCGCCGACTTGGCTTGACCGAACTCCTTAGATTGCGCCCGGTAGTCATCGGCCAACTTCATCTCGGTGTCTTGGTCGCGCTTGGTGTTCGCAGCCGCCCGCGTGGCATCAGCCTGCAGTTTTGCAGCGTCACGCACAGCCGCAGCGTTTGCAAGCGATGCGCCGACCGTCGCCCGGTTGTCCGCGCTCTGCGTGATTGGCGCACTAGCCGCAACAGTCGCTGCGCCGCCCATACCCGGCAACGCAAGAGTTTGCATCGTGCCGCCCAGGTTTTGATGCTGATAGGTGGGCTTGTTCATCTCGACGAACTTCGCCGCACCCAGGGCAAACTGCTGCTTCCACTGATCGAACGGCGTTTGCTGAAGCATCGCCAGCCCCTGATCGAGCGGCACCCGCGCAATCGGCGTGTTCGCAATGCGGGGATCCGAGTGCATCGCGGCCACCATTTGCGCCGCCTGCTGCTGATTGACGGCGTTGCCGATCAGGTCGCGCCACTGCATCACAACGGCGTTTTCGGTTTCGGTGTCGCGCTTGGCGTTTTCGCTGGCCTTCGCCTTGCGTTCGGTCGCCGCCTTGTCCACCTTGTCTGCCGGGTCGATCAGTTCAGGAAACCCCGACAACCGCAGATTCTTGGCGTAGGCGAATTCATCGCCGCCAGCACTCTCGGCCGCCTTGCGCTGTGCAGCCTGCACCAGCGCATTCCGCGACATGCCAGCGATTTTCTCCTGCTGCGTCAGTGCCGTCAGCGCGTTCTGCCGCTGGGCGCCCGCCAGTTGCAGTTTGCGGATGTCCTGAGCATCGTAGTCGGCCGCGTAGTCAGCAACCGACCGCACGGGCTGCGCGTACTGCGCATAGATGTTCTGTGATGCCATTACATGCCCCCTACGCCATTCTTCCAGCCGAACCCGCCGCTCATCCCGCCAACGTCAGGCGTTGCCATGCTGCTGTAGTAGCCGCCGATTGGAGGCGCCTGATACCGCTGATACATGGCGGCAAGCTGGTTGCCGGTGTTCGCCCAGGTGCTGCCCTGCGCCATGCGCGCCCCTGCCGCCGCGTTGCCCTGGCCTGTGATCAGGTTGCCGATGTTCGCCGCCGACTGGCTTCCCGCCGCAGCGCTGGCGTTCGTCTCCGTCTGCCCAATGCCGGCCACGGAAGCAAGCCGATTCAGCGCGTCTTGCCTGCGCTGATAGGCCGCCCCGTAGCCGCTGGCCGCGTAATCGGTGTTGAACCGGCTCGCCGCCTTCATCGACGCACCGGACACGCGACCACCAGTCGCCGCGAACTTGCGATCCAGCCCTAGTTGCCCCTGCTGCCGGCCGAACTCATAGCCCGGATCGGACATGGCATCCGCGGCGGTCACGGGCTGCCGAAGCGAAGCCATAAGTTGCTGTAGCGCATTGGCGCCGGCCTCACGGTACGGGGCGCCGTCCGTGCGCTGCAAGTCGAATTGGCGCCGCTGTTCTTCGATGCTCTTTGCCGTGCTGGCCGCTTGCGCGTCCGCACCATCGCCGGCAGCGTCAGCGCCAATGAGGGCGCTGCCAATCGTTGCGGCGCCCGCACCAAGTGCCGCTGCCGCGCCTGCGCTCAATCCGAACATGGCAAAGCCTCCAATTCCACGGCCTCAACCTGCGGCCTGTTGCAAAGCAAAAGCGCCGGGTCTTCCTCGATCAACTCCCGCTCAAGTTCCGCAACATCGGTCTTGTCGGTGGGAAAGAACCCGGTGCAGTAGGTGTCAGCATGCGCGTAACCTGCCCGCTTGGCGCCCGGCTCGCTGATAAACGTGTGATGCCCCGTCAACCGCTTGACCTTGCCGGCCTCCCACACCGAGATGTCGCCAACAAAGACGGCGAGATGCCGTACCTTGTGCGTGGCGCCGGTCAACACCGTGCCCGCTGGGATGAACATTTCCCGCGCATACAGCCCGGGTGAAAAGTAGTGCTTTGTTGGGCAATCAACCTGGGGGCCACCCAGCAATGCAGCCTCAAGCCGCAGAACGGCCGCCAGGTCTTCGGGGCCTGCAACCTCACCCATCACGTCACCTCGCGCCCACTCACCCGAACAACCACCTTATCGGCGGTCCCAGCGATGCCCGACAGCGACCCGCCCGACTCAAGCACATGCCCGCACACCTCTGGAAAGGTGTACGTCTCGCCGGCCGCGACGGACTTGCTCACGACCTTGTTGCTTGCCCCAACAGCGCCGCCGTTCGGGACCAGGTTGAAGGCGACCACAATGGCCGAGGCGTCGGAGTTGTACGCCGTCACCTTGTCGACAATCGTTCGGACACCGTTAGCCTTGTAAAGCTCAGTGTCAGCCGCTGGCAGATAGGCCGCGACACTCAAGGGTCGTGCAGTCACGCTCATGGGGTCATTCCTTGTTGCAGTGCTTCGACTGCCTTTGTGAGTTCGGCGATCCGTGCGCGCAGTTCTTCAACGCCGCCGCCAACGTCATCAACAGGCGGCATGTGGACGGCTGGCGGGCTCAGGTCATCTTGCGCCAACGCTTGCGCACTCGGCGGCATCTGCCCAACGTCATCCGCCAGCCGGTACAGCGCGTGCTTGTGTTCTTCAATGCCGGCGTCCTCAAACTGGCTGAGCGTCAGATCGTCAGTGCTGGCGCCCTCAACCCCGCCCATGCGTGCAGTCGCGTCAGTGGCCCAGCGATACCACTCCCGGCTCATGTAGCCCTTGGAGTCGATCACCGGGATGCTTGCCCGGGGCAGTGTCAGCAGTGTCACGAAAGCGTTGCCCCCTGAATCGTCAGCGGCACAGCGTCATTGCACCGAAGCCGGTGCACCCGCGCCCCGCCTGCCGGGCACGTTCCAAGCGCCATCCAGCGCACACGATGACTGCGCCGGCCCTCGGCACCCAGACTGCGCCGCAGCGGCGGGCCAAACACCGCGCCGCCGTCGTTGCTCAGTTCAAGCGTGATGCTGCCGGCCGCCGCATCACCAGTGGTGCAGCGCAGTTCAAGCCCGGCAAACGGCATCGCCTCAAGCGACGGGCTCACCAAGTGCGCCCAGGTCCGTTCACGCATCAGCGCATCGCCGGCCAGCGTCGAATACTCTCGACTCATGCGGTACAGGGCGCCATTGCCGGCCGCGTAGTGCTGGCCCTCAAAGTACGCGACATGCTCAACCCGCGAAGGCTCCCACGCGCCATTCACGAACTCGCCGCGCTCATGCCAAAGCTTTGTCGCCGCGTCCCATACCCAGGTTGTCGCCATGCCAGGCGCCCACACAGCGACGAACTCAGAACCGGCCTCCTGATACGTCCACACCCGGCACTCCGTCAGGTCCGTGGATGCCTCAAGCTGCTGTTCAACTGCTTGAGTGCTGATCCGCACGGGCTGATACGCCTGAAGCTGATAGACGTAGGGGCCGCCAGAGATTGACTGGCCGACCATCACCATGCCGTCGCTTGTCGCGCAGACCGACCGATAGCCGACCGCGCCCACATCAATCGGCGTGCCCTGATAGCGGGCGAATGGGAAATCCACCCCGCCAGAGTTGATCCACACCTCAGTGGACCGCGATCCGATCAAGTACCACTCTCGCCGCGTCACGATCTGCGTGACGATGTTGTCAGGCTGGGTGTCGGCGCTGGTGAACTCCAGGGCATCCAGGGTTTTTGCGTCGTCAACCGCGCTGATGTACGCCCGCGCCGAGTTCGGCTCCACAAACAGAAAGTAACCGTCCAGAAACTTGACCGTGCGCGACCCGAGCCAGCCGGAAGACGCAACGACTGCAAGCTCGTTGGTGGCGAGCGTCAGCACATAAAGGCTATCGCCGTCCACGATGGCAAGCTGCCCCTCCCCGTTGACCATCGCCACATAGCCCGAACTTGACCCCAGCGCGCCCCGAGTCACAAGCACGCCGCCGACCAGCTCATAGAGCGTTGCGCCAGCCACCAGAAACAGCCGGCCATCCGCCGACAGCATGCCGCGGACAACGCCGGGCGATGCGACAAGCTGAAGTCCGGGTGCCGACTCAAGCACAAGCGTGCCGCTGTCCTCGGAAAGCATCGGATAGCAGTTGACCGACCGTTGAACCGCCGTCTTGCGATCCCGCAGCCAGTAGCTAGGCCCGACGCACTCAATGACGCGCTGGCCGGCCATCAGGCGCCACGGAACAGGGTTGCAACGTCGCCACCGACGCCGGGGTTCAGAATCGCGGGCTCCACACGCGCCAGCATCCTGCGCCGCGCCGCCGAAGCACTGCGCGCCACATCAGGCGGCAGGCCGCCAACCACTGACCGCGCCACCTTCTCAGCCAACAACGCCGACAGGCACGAACGCCAGCCGTCAGGCATCGCGTAGTCGGTGTTCAGATCCGCGAAGTCCGACGCCGGCTCTTTGCGCGTCACCGTGATCGGCAGCGAGTTCGGCGCCGGCCAGAAGTGCAACGCATCACCGGAGTGCGCGTAGACGGTCGGCGTGCCCGTGGATGCCTCGGTGATCGACTGGAAGGCTTCAAACGTTGTCGGCGACACCGGCCAGTCTGCGGCCATCACCAGCGAGATAGCCGCCCCAGGCTCAAGACCCCACGCGCTCAGCAGCACAGACGATCCGGTGACCGTCTGAGTCGTGGCCGTCTGCTTCCACAGCGAGCCAGCAGCGCCGTTGATTTCGTCCACCACCTCATTGAGGGCGGACAGGCAAAGCGCCGCCAGGTCGTCATCCAGCGTCTCGCCCGCACTCAGGCGGTTGAGCCCGGTGGTGAGCGCGCTGGTGATGATCTGACGAGCCGTTGTCACTCAGCCACCTTGCGGGGGCGGCCGGGGCCGCGCTTGACGGGCTCGGCGGCATCGCCAGCGCCCGCGTCATCAGCGACGAAAGGCGGCAGATAGCCCGCCTCAGAAAGCGCCCGATGCTCGGCCTCATCGTTCGCCACGGCATAGCCGCCAGCGCCCGGGTTGTGCATGTTCAGTGGGTACATCCGCGCTCCATTGG